GCGAACCCCCGAACCTACTTGTGCCCGTGCTCGTAGATGTAGGGTCATTATCACGGAACCGGTTGTGATGGCTGCCTGTCAGTCACGACTTAACTAAAGCAGGCTGGTCCTGGGGTGCGCTTTGCACACCGTGCTGCCACAGGATGAGATCCAACGGTGAGCTAAGCATGTAGTACCGGGGATGGAGTGCCTTCGGACGGCGGTTCAATTCCGCCCACCTCCACCATTAGACGGTCCCACAAGGACCACAGAAAGCCGGAACCTCCCGTCAAACAAGGGGTTCCGGCTTTTTTGTTGTCCGGGGTTGTCCGGCCTATTCCGTTGCAGCCTATGAGACGGTGGGGGTATATCTAGGGGTATCCGCCCTACCCCGAAACCCGATACCCCCATGCCTCTGACCGACGCTGCCATTCGTCGCGCCAAGCCTGCCGACAAGCCACAGAAGCTTGCTGACGGCGGCGGCCTGTTCCTCCTGATCACAGTTGCCGGCGCCAAGAGCTGGCGCTGGAAGTACCGCGTCGCCGGCAAGGAGAAGCTGCTGACCCTTGGCCTCTACCCCGACGTCAGCCTGGCCAAGGCCAGAGAGGCACGAGAGGACGCGCGGCGCCTGCTGGCCAGCTGCGTGGACCCGAGCGAGCACCGAAAGGCCGCGACCGCCTCCCGAGCCGTCGCGGACGGCGAGAGCTTCGAGGTCATCACCCGGGAGTGGCTGGCTGGCCGCCCTTGGGTGCCAGCCTATGGCAAGAAGGTGATCGCCTGGTTCGAGAAGGACGTGTTCCCATACATCGGCGCCCGCCGCGCGCGGGACCTGAAGGCGTCGGACTTCCTGCAGGTGGCCCGACGGATGGAAGCCCGGGAAGCGTTCGAATCCGCCCACCGGGTCATGCAGAACTGTGGGCAGGTCATGCGGTACGCCGTGGCCACCGATCGCGCCGAACGCAACCCAGTCGCAGACCTGCGCGGAGCGCTGGTGCCGGCGCCGGAGAAGAACCATGCCGCCATCGTCGACCCCGTCCAGCTGGGCGGCCTCCTGCGTGCCCTGCATGCCTATCACGGCACGCCGGTGGTCCAGGCGGCCCTAAAGCTGGCGCCGATGGTGTTCGTCCGGCCGGGGGAGCTGCGGCAGGCGGAATGGGCGGAGGTCGACCTCGACGCCGCTGTGTGGAGCATCCCGGCCGCACGCATGAAGATGCGGCAAGCGCACATCGTTCCACTGGCCCGGCAGGCGGTAGAGGTGCTGCGGGAGCTGCAGCCGATCACCGGCCACGGGCAGTACGTGTTCGCCGGCGGGCGCACCGATAAGCGGCCGATGTCGGAGGTGGCCGTGCTGGCTGCGCTGCGCGTCATGGGGTTCGACAAGGACACGGTCACCGGCCACGGCTTCCGGGCGACCGCGCGCACGCTGCTGGACGAGGTTCTGGGCTACCGGCCTGACATCATCGAGCACCAACTGGCGCATGCGGTGAAAGACCCGAACGGCCGGGCCTACAACCGGACCACGCACCTAGTGGAGCGCATGCGGATGATGCAGGAGTGGGCGGACTACCTGGACCGGCTGCGCACGGGAAACGTCGTTGCGTTGCGGCCCCATCAGGCAGCCTGATCGTCCTCGAAAGGCTGCAGGCGGTTGGCGATGCCGTCGAAGCGCGCGGCCTCGGCGCGGAGGCGGTCGGCGCCGCGCCGTCGTGTGGCCCTCGCCCGCCAGTCGCCGCTGTGATTCATGTCCAGATCGTCGGCCTGCTGCCATAGCGAAGCCGCCCTCGCGCGCGCCCAGCGCGCCTTGCCCATGCTGTTCTGATCCATGCAGCTACTGTCGCCGCCGGCGGTCGCACGCGCCGATACGCAGGCAACGCCGGATGACTGCCTACCAGGTCCGGTTCTTGCGCTGGGCCGCGCGGGCCACTTCCCGCTGATCGATCTCCAGGCGAATCCGCTGTTGATGCCTGACCGCCCACAGCTCACACCCGATCACGCCCTGCTCGTAGCTGGTGCAGAGCCGGCGGCCGCGGTGCTGCTCGTCAAGATGACGGTCCACCTCGACCCACCAGACCTTGTCGTCCACGCGCTGCGACAGGCGCAGCACCTCCGTCATGCCGCAGTAGATGGCATCGGGAAGCTGATCGGCACGGCTGGCGACCGAGCGCCATCGGAAGTCGGGAGGAAGCATGCGCGCAGGATACGCCCCGCCGTCTCATGACTTGCGACGGCGGGGCGCTGCTTCGGGTCTACCAGCACCGTCAGTGAGTCAGCCCCGTGATCAACAGGAGAATTTAGGCTCGCCGAACTTTTCGCGGAGTTCCACCAGCAAGACCTTGTCGCCAGTAAGCACCGTCTCGCTGACATCAACATGTGCCGGCGCGCCTACGGCTCCAACCACTACGTGACGCCGCACAGTGAGTACAGTCCCGGCGGGCACTGGCAACTCCTCCCGCTTGTGGTCATGCCTATAGCTTCCACTCACCCAACCAGAAGGGGTCAGATGCTCATCTTCCCACTCGTTGCTCAAAGCCATTTTCGTCTCCTCTACGGATGAACAGGGATGGGCCCCTGCCAGAAATGGCAGGGGCCGTTTACTCAGGCTGCAGGCAGCTTTGCGCCGCCAGGAGCTTCAAGGAGAATCCTGTCCAAATGCACAAGAGCTGCCGGGTCTCGGTCCCGGAAGTACTGATGCGCCTTGATAGGAAGCCAGACCTCGTTGAAGTGCAAACGGAACGCATGCAGGTATCCGATCGGATACATCTTGGCGTCGCAAACCCTTCCGTCCGCATACCGATGCTTATACGTCGGCATCTTGGAGGTATCCACTCCTTGGTCTCGCAACCATTTCGCGAACATCTTGCCTTCGGAAATGTCGGGGACCATGCGCTCAGGCAGGGTGTACCCGCGGGCCTCAAGCGGCGCGATCAACGCAAGGGCAAGCTCATTCAGGATTGAAAAGTGCGTATACGGCACCTTGTCCTTGTTCGCCAAGTAGCGCTGGATATGGTGCGGCAGCCCGGGGCCGGGAGCGCCATCAGGCTGACGGCCGGAGAGCCACTCACGGACCCACTTTGCGACGGCCACCGCAAACTTAGGCGACAACCATTGGGCCAAGTGCGTGGCGACGTCCGGGTGCACCCACGTCCCCTGAGGCCCGTTACCCTTAACTGTCTGAATTAGCTCGGAAACGGGATATCCCGTTTCCGCCGCAAGGGCGTCAAGGAACTGCTCAGTTGCATCGAGCCGCCTGTAGTCAAAGAAGCGTTTGCCAACGGCTTGACACATGGCGGTGGCGTTGATGTATCCATCGAGCTTCCGCTGCTCAATGAGGGTGTTGTCCATCTGACGATGGATCAGGTGAAGCGACAGCTGCTGCGTACTACTGGTCATGATGACTCGCCTTTTAGTGTTGCAGGCAAAGCCATGGCTTCAACTAGCGAAATACGACACACGTCACAAATCGTTAGTAACGATTGATTGACACGTATTGCATACGGCGTATTATTCGCTGCGTTACTTCTAGGTAAGTTGTTGCCACTGCTCGGCACCGCTTGCGTAACACCGCCCTACCTAGTTCGCGCTAGGTGGGGCTTTTTATTGCCCCAGCGGTGGCCGGGGAATCCCGACGGCCACAAGATAGTGAGCCCGTTCAGACCCGTCAACGCCAAATGTAGTGAATTTTCCCAATGCCTTGCGGCGCAAGGCCTGAAAGGGAAAGGCGTCCGACGAACGGTCTTGACCTGTCGAAACCGATTGCGCAGTCAAGCCAAAATGTGCTTCGAATTTGAGTTAGGGTGACGCGTATTTTGGAACACTGCCGTCACGCACCGCTAACCTTCGCGTGCCATTGCAACACCGCACAGCAAAAGGCCCTCTGCGCCACGAATGAAGTCCATCGACAGTCGCATGGATGCGGTGCGAAGCACCGTATCAACCGGCTGTCCGACTGCTACGCGGAGAGCAAGTGCCGGCGAGGCGCTGCTCAGGCGCCCCAGCACCCGGGCTGAGCTGCCTGCGGCTCCCGGATCCGGCGAGCACAGAGTGCCCGGGCACGGCGTACCGGGGTACAGGGGGAGTACCCAGCCTGTTGTGGGGATCGCCCGCCACCGGCCATCGGAGTGCACGCCGCGCGAAAGCCCTGACGACCGGATGGGGGTATGGTGCGGCCATGTGCGGCCGATTCGTCCAGGTCCCGATCCGGAACGCTGACACCCTGGGCTTCCCCCAGCTGGTCGGCGACCTGTTGTCGATCCCGGAGAGTTACAACCTGGCGCCGACGCAGCGCGCATCCGTGATCCTCGATCGTGGCACCGGCCTGCAGGTCACACGCCTGTCGTGGGGTCTGCTGCCATTCTGGGCGAAGGCGAAGAAGCTGCAGGGCTCCACGATTAATGCCCGCATCGAGACGGTGGCGACCAAGCCAGCGTTCCGGTCGGCGTTCAAGAAGCGCCGGTGCCTGATCCCCATGGCCGGGTACTACGAGTGGTCGGTCAACGCTGAGGACGGGAGGAAGGATCCGTGGTTCATCCACGCGGCCGGGCCTCTGCTGGCCGCCGGCCTGTGGGAAGACACCAGTCCCCTGCTCGACCCGGACAACCTCGGCACTTTCACAGTTATCACCGGCGACAGCAGCGGCGTGTCGGCCGATATCCACGACCGCATGCCGGTGTGGCTCACGGCCGGCCAAGCCGATGAGTGGCTGGCGGCCGGGGCGGATGACGCGATGGCAATGCTCTTGGCCAGCCAGCCTCCCGCAATGGAGGCCTATCGCGTCAGCCGGGCAGTGAACACGCCGCGCAACAATCGGCCCGAGAACCTTGATGCTGCTGGCTAGAGCTACCCCGGCCCGCTTGGTCGCCCGAGGAAGCGTGATACGCTTCACAAATCGATAACGGAATATCTGGAACACGGACGTGAAGCAGACAACGATCGTTTGCAGTGTGGTCGCCCTCGCCATTGGCTTGGCCGGTGGCCTGATGGCCTCGCCCATCATGGGGAAAATCAAATCCGCTCGCGTTGCGTGGGACGATTCGACCTCCAAGAAGTGGCCGGCCGAGTTCTCCAAGGCGGCGACTGACGCAGGCCAGCCGGTTTACATGCACTCGGCGAAGGGTGATCTGCCGCGGCCGCTGGTGATCAGCCTGCACACCTGGTCAGGGGGCTTTGACCAACAGGACCAGCTGGCCTCCTACGCCATAAAGAACAACTGGAACTACGTGCACCCGCACGTGCAAGGCGCCAACGACAACCCCTCGGCATGCCTGAGCGATGCGGTGGTCAAGGACGTGAATGACGCCTACGCCTGGGCGGCCCGAACGATGAATGTCGACCCCAAGAACGTGATTATCGTCGGCGCTTCGGGCGGCGCTTATACGGCCTTGGGCAGCATGCTCAAGAGCGACGTACCCGCCAAGGCGTACTTTGCCTGGGTGCCGATCACAGACCTTGCGGCCTGGCGCCTGCAGTCGAAAACCCGGAACCAGAAGTACATGGCCGACGTCGCGAAATGTGCTGCCGTGGACGGCACGTACTCTGTGGCCGAGGCGCGCGCACGCTCGCCGCAGCACATGCCGCTCGAGGAAGGCCGGCGCTACCCGAACCTCTACCTCTACACCGGCATCAACGACGGCTTCAACGGCTCCGTCCCGGTGTCGCACGCCATCCTCTTCTACAACAAGATGGCTCTTCACTATGGCGCCGACGTCGACAGCATCATCGACGCCGAGCAGATGGCCGCGATGACCACCCGGGCCTCGCTGGCCGACCCCGAAGACATGATCGGCGACCGCGATGTCTACATGCGGAAGAGCCTCCCCGGGCTCTCCATGACGGTTTTCGAGGGTAGCCACGAGATGCTGGTGGACTACACCGCCGCCGCGATCGAGAAAGAGATCTCCAGCTGAGCGGTGCCAGGCTACCGGCGGCAGGATGAAAGGGCGCCGCATGGCGCCCTTTCCTTTTTGCTACGGCGCCGACACCTTGTACTGGAACACCACGTTCAGCTTGATGTTCCCCACCGAGTCGTGGAAGCCGCCGTCATTGAGCAGGAACAGCGTGCGCGAGGTCTTGTCGTAGTGGAACCCCTCGGGCGCGAGCGCGTCGTTCAACGGTCCCCACTTCGCCGCTTCCGTGTTGCCCGCCAGGTCATAGACCCGGATGTTTGCCCGGACGCCGTTCGCCCCGTACTGGTAGAACAGCCGGCCGTCGATCATCTGGAAGTGGTCGGGGTTGTTGGCCAGGGTGATCGTCGCGAGGATGCGAGTGGCAGCAGCAGGGTCGGCATCGATGCAGTGCACGGTGGTGCCGCTGTTACTGCCCACCCACAGGGCGCCGCGGCCCGTGCCACGCGAGGCATCGAATGCCAGCGCGTTGGGGTTGAACCCAGCCAAGCCGAGATCGGCCATTACGATGCGGTCGGCCACGATCTCCTGGCCCGCCTGCGCGCCATAGATGGCGTAGTTCCGGATCGTCCCGTTCTCCGAGCACGCGGCCCACACGGTCGCGCTCGCCGCCAACGTGTCGCACGCAACGCCCTGCAGGCTTGCACCGGTGTAGCCGCCGGGAATCTTCATCAAGATGCGGCTGTGCTGCGGATCGGTGATCAGGATCTCGGCCTCGTTCGGGCTCCCGTCTCCTTCGCGCAGCCGGCCGTCGTTGCCGTTGGCAAAGCAGCCCTTGAACCCGCCCGATGGAATGGGCGAAATGCCGGTGCCGGTGAACCCAGGCACCGCCCGGCCGGGCACTGAATCCGGTAGCACCCTGTAGGTCTGCCAGTCGTTGCTCGTCAGATCCTGCGAAGCCATCTTCGCTTCCAGCCCGGCCAGAGATCCTGCCATCGGAACCGCGCTGACCCGCTCGACCTCGACCGTGCCTGCGTTGCGCTGCGCTGCCCAGACCGTGCCCAGCGGAATCCCGGACACCGAGACGCTGGCCTCCTGGCCGGTCGGCGAGATGGCCGTGACACTGCCGGTGTTATCAGCGCGCGTGACCACTCGGACACGCACCTGCTGCCCGACGCTGAAGACCATCGAGGCATCAACGCCACCGGCCACCACGCCGTTGCTGCTGTTCAGAACCCCGACGAACCCATTGGTCAGGTAGGCGAAGACCAGGCGCGAAGCAGGATCGTCGCCGATCGCTATCAGCGCCCCGCCTGCGCCGCTGGTGACGGTGGCCACCGCTTCGTACTCCATGGAACCCAACGGCTGCCGCGCCATGCCGATCTTTGCCAGATAGATGCCGGTCGCCGTGAGGGTCATCCGCAGCTTGCCGCCGGAGAGCAGCCAGCGCTGCGTCGACGCGGCGCCGGTCGTGGCCGCATACAGGCCGTCGACATTCTCGGCACGGAAGCCGACCGCGAAAGCGCTACCCGCCTTGTTCATCGAGTCCACCAGTTGTTTCGGGTCTTCCGCCGGGACGTGCTGCACCTGGAAGCGGCTGATCTTGCCCGTGTCGCCCAGCGCCGACCGGCGCCACACGGCCCACACGGCGCCAAAGGGGATGCCCGCGAGGTTCAGGCGCAGGATCGCGCCAGACGGATGCGTGGCCACTGCCCACCCCGAGCCGTCCGGCTTGACGCCCAGCTCAACGCGGGCGACCTGGCCGGCGGTGAAAGCCATCCCGGCGTCGCTCACGGTCTGCCCACTCACCACTGCGCCTGCTGCGTCCACCAGTGACAGGGCCCCGGCGTTGTTGTACCAGACGCCACGGAAGGCTCCCTGGCTGTCGCCGAAGCCGATGAAAGGTCCGTAGGTCCCGGCCGCCATCGCATCCATCTGCACCTCCATGGTGATGAGCACGGTCATGTCCTGGTAACGCCGCTGACCGGTGCTGAACACACGGATGAAGCTGCTGGGCCCGACGGGAGCGATTGCGAGCTGGCCGGACGAGACGCTGAAAGGCAGGTTCGCCGGCGTGACCAAGTCCTGCCCGAACGGGCCATAGACCTGACCAACCGCGAACCCGGCGCGGTGCAGGAAGTCGATCGTTCGCGGGTTGGCGGCGTCCGCGTCCAGTTTCAGCACCAGCACATCTGGCTGCAGGAACTGCAAACCCGCCGCCACGCGAGTGAAGGTGCCGCTGTTGCTCACGGTCGCGCCCGTGACAGGATCGACGTGGGTGCCGCTATCGCCGACGACCTGAACCTTCCGGTTGATGTCACCCGCCACTGCCGCTGCCTCGGCGTAGGACCCATACGTCAGCACACTGCCGTTGATCAGAAACTGCTGAAAGTCGGTCTCGACGCCGGCCCAGCTCTTGCGGGTCAGGCCACGGCGATCGCGCCAGGTTGGACTCGTCCCGTTGATGCCAGCATCAAGGTTCTCGGCGTTGTCGTACAAATCCAGGGGCGAGCTCGAGCCCACCGGATTGCCGGTGTTGTATTTGGTCATCTGGGTGCGTCTCCGGTGGTGCTACGGCGCGGTCGCGTCGTCGTATTGGTAGAAGGCGGGGTCGTACTGCAAGGCGGCCAGCTCGACGGAGCCGTCTTCGCCTGGCGTGAGCTCGGCCAGCACGGCGTCATATCCAGCGCGCGTGCTGTCGCAGAAGATCAGCTCGGGGGGATCGATGGTTGGGTCGTCCATGATCCAGGTGTTGAAGGCGTGGTCGCCCGGCAGCGCCGAGGCGGCGATGGTCAGGCGGTGGTCGTCCACCCGGGCCGGCACGATCACGCTGGAGAGCGTGCCGTCCTGGAACCGGATCAGGCACCGCGGCGCCGGCAGGGTCCAGTCCAGATACTCGCCCACCTCGATCAGCACCCGGGTTCCGTCCAGGCGCGCCGATTCGATCATGGCGCTGGTGGTGCTGGATCCGGGGATGTCGTCGAACAGCTTCACCCGATCGCCGTACTGGTACACCAGGCCCATCATCTCGGTTTTCGTCGTGTACGTGAGGCGCTGGCCCTGATGCTTCATGAGCCGTCGCATACCGAACTTGTAGGCGCGATCGCGGGTGCCCACGCCCTGCAGCTCGAACGTCTCCACCTTCCATGGCGTGCCGCCGCCCGGCAGCCGACACTCCACCGTCTCAGCCGCCCAGGTCACCTCGTCGATGTAGGTCACGTCCACGCCGTCGAAGTCATCCGGCCCCGGCGAGGTGAACGCCGTGGTCAACGGCTCCAGCTGCCGCTGCGGCGAAATGCCGCCGCGCCAGGCCTTGATTCCCTCACGGCCGGCCGAGCACATCGAGTCGATCAGCAGGAAGTACCCCATGCCCGCCTGGGCGGCCATCTGCAGCATGTCCAGCGCACTCGTACCGGACTTCTCCGCGCTGTAGTCGAAGAACTCCCCGCGCGGCGTCCAGTAGGTGTTCTCCAGGTGGGTCAGCGTATCGGTGTCGATCTGGTCGTCCGGCAGACCCAGCGAGCGCATCACGTGGGTCATCGCCCCGCTGATGCTGCGGGCGGTGCCGTCGTCATACAGCCGGGTCGCCTCGACGTTGAACCGGCGGTCCGTCTGCGCCGCCAGCTTGGTGCCGGTGGTCACCGTCAGGCCGATGGTGGTCAGGTCGTCGTAGCGCGTGGGCCGCTGTGGAAGTCGCGCGCGCAGCCCCTGCCAGAAGCACGCATCGCGGGCCGAGTTGCCACCACGCTCGGTGACCCGGCGCACGCGCACCTCGATCTGGCCCGGCGTGCCGAGCGTGATGCGCTCGGTGAAGCCCAGTGAATCCTCGGAGGTCGCGGTGTAGCTGTGGGTTCGCACCGACCAGGGGTCTCCGGACCCGTACACGCGCCAGGCCACCCGCACCGTCACGGTAAAGGTGCGTTTGTTGCCCTTGTCCGTGTACCAGATCAGGCCGCCCGGAAAGTTGAAGTCGTACTCGAAAGCATCGGTCGTCTCGCCATTGGGGCACACAAGGAAGGGGCCCAACCATTCCTCACCCTCCTGCAGACCGGTAGCCCGGTAGTCGGTTGCGGTCCGTGAGGTCCAGCCCGGCCAGCTGGTATCGACCACCCCGCCCTCCGTCAGCCGCTGCACCACAAGGGTGAGGCCGGAGACGGCCGCAATGCGGTACTCGCTCTGCCCGCGCGACATCGCCAGCGAGATGCTGCCCGGCGGCAGTCCACCGAAGGCAGTGCCGCCCGGGCCGTCGTAGGCCAGCGTGACGCGCGGCAACGTGGCCGGGGTGCCACCGGTGGTGGCCTCGCCCGCCGTGGCCGCAGGGCTCGGGCCGAACACCGCCGCCGGCAGCCCGCTGAAGGTGATGTTCCCGCCGGCATACGGACTGGCCGCCTCGGCGATGGTGACCACCCCGCCCGACTGGGTCGCCACCAGACCACTGTCCACCAGCTGGTCGTTGATCGCGGTGAGCAGCACGCCCAGGGTGATGTAGTTGGCCACCAGCGCGACGCTGTAGCTGGTGCCGCGCCAGCCGAGGCTGAAGGTGACCGGTGTGCCGCTGAAGTCAAAGCCGGTAGCTGCAGCAGATCCCGTGACGCGCGCGGGGCTGCCGCCGACACCGGGCACGGCCGGCGTGCCGGGCGCGTAGCTCGCCACGAACAGGCCATAGTCGGCGCCGTTGTAGGTCAGCAGCACCGGCATGCCCACATACGGGGCCAGCTCGGCCACTGCGCTCCCGGCGATGATCGAGTAGAGGCCGCTGGTGGTGGCCGTGAACGTCGCGGCCACCTTCAGCGTGAGCACCGCGCCGACCGTCCAGGACGCAGGCACCGACGTGGCCGGCCGTTCCTTGCCGTTCGCGTCGGTGACCGTCGCGTTGTTCAGCGTCAGCACGTTGCCGGACACGGTCACCGAGTCGGCATTGAGGCTGGTGGCCACGTCCGCCGTGTCGCTCAGGTCCAGGCCGGCCGTGCCCGAGGCGGTTGCGCCGACCTCGGTCGAGTTCACCCAGTTCTCCGAACGCACGTCGCCGCCCACGTCGGCGCCCGGCGGGTAGATGGTCATCTCCACGTCGCTGCCGAAGGAACTGATCGGGGTGTTGCCCAGCCGCGCGGAGCCAAACGGGATGATGTGCCGGCCCTTGCCGACGCAAACGAACATCTGCGTCCGGTAGGTCTTGCCGCCGACGAAGCGCGACACCGGCTGCACCAGATAGTCCGCCCAGACCCGGCACCGCCCCAGAACCTCGCGAACGGGGCTACCAAGGCGCGCGGAGTTCGCCCGTGCGGTATCCAGGCTGAGCGTGTCGCCCTGCCCGTACCGGCTGCCCGAGGGCATGTTGGCGACCATGTAGATCGCGTAGGCGGCCATGACAGCTACCACGACCCAGTAGACAACCGCGGCAGCGCCTTCGAAATAGGGAATTGGGTAGATACGAACGTCGCTGTCGGCATCGATCCAGGTGGAAGCCCACGCATCCGCCGGCACAGCAGCGCCGCACAGCTCGACCTCGATCGGGTGTGGTCCCTCCCCGGGATAGCTCGATACGTTGGAGCGCAGCCACCCATCGATCGTGGTCCTGCCGTGGCGATGGGTCTCCAGCGCCTCGCCACGCATGCGTGAGGGGAAGATCTGGATCACGCGTAATACTCCACCCGATTGAAACGGCACTCGAAGCGGGCGACAGGCAGCACGGTGACGTTGCGGCCGTCGTTGCACTCGAGCGCGCACATGCGCCCCTCGACCTCGACCAGCACCGCCACGTGGGTGACCACGCTGCCCTGGTAGCAGAACGCAACCGCGCCCTCCACGAGGTCGCTGCCGGCGTGCTGCAGCGCAGCCTCCTCCGCCAGCTCAGCCAGGTCAGCGCGCGTCGCGCCCGGATACTCGTCCCATGGGTCAAGGCCAAGGTCACGGCGCACCTCGTTGACGACGCCGTAGCAGTCCAGCTCCGGGAACTGGCGGCCGCCGCTGACCCAAACCACGTCCAGGTACTTTTCCAGATCGATGTTCATGTGATGTAGCGCAGCCCCGGATGCTTGGTGAGGTTGAAGCGGTCGCGCGGCCAGGCCGTGTCGAGGATGTTCATGAAGCCGGCGGTCACCTGGACCTCCGTAGCGGTCCACTGCCCGCCCTTGATCACCATCGACAACGGCTTCTTGGCCGGCGCCAGCAGGTCGTTGCTCAGGTACACCCGAAGGGTGACCGTCATCTCCAGCCGGGCGGCCAGCGCCGCGCGGATCTCCGTGCTTACCACGCCGTCGATGTTGGTCAGCGCGAATCGGAGGTCTTGCACGCCATCGGCATTG